GGATGCTCAGTGTTGGTCTGATTGCGATGTCAGGATCCCTTGCTGGCGCAGCAGCTCTAGGTGTTGCCGCGGCGGGGATTGCAATTCTAGCTCCAGCTTTGAAAACTTTAGGAGAGCAATCATGGGGTCAGATTATCAAGGGTTTGGTTGCCTTGGGGGCCGCTTTCGTGCTGCTGGGCATTGCCGGAGTTGTGTTAGCGCCGGTAGCACCAGCCATCTTAGCTTTGGGCGTTGCCCTAATTGCGGTGGGTGCGGGTCTAGCGCTCGCCGGAGCTGGAATCGCCCTGATTGGCATCGGCCTTGCTGCCATTGCGGTGGCTGGTCCCGCAGCCATTAAGATCCTGGTTGATGCGCTCGTCGCGTTGACCGTAGCAGGACCTAAACTGGTTGAGGGCTTAATCAAGGCCTTTGTGACGCTCGTAGAGGGCATCTCCCGGGCTGCGCCGAAGCTGGTCAAGGCTGTTACCGAAATCATCAATCTAGTCTTAACGGCCGTTATAGCCGCTGCGCCGAAGCTGGCCATCGCGCTGATAGCTTTGATCGACGCGGTGCTAAAGGTATTGGTCGCTGAGGCGCCTAAGCTTGTGCAGGCCGGGTTCATCCTGTTGAAGGCATTCCTCCGGGGGCTAATCCAGCACATCGAGAGCATTACCTCGATGGTTGCCACTATCATCAGTAAATTCCTGGGTGCGGTTGGTAAGAATCTGGGTAAGATTGTCGGCGGTGGCGTTGCCATTGTGACAGGATTGCTTAAGGGTATTGCCAATAACATTGGGAAAGTTGTTACTGCTGGCGCCAGTATCATTGTCAATCTATTGCGCGGTGTTGGTAACAACGTTGCCAAGATTGTTAGAGCCGCCGCTGACATTATTGTCAAAATTGTCGGTGCGCTTGGCCGCGGTGCTGCTCGAGTTGTCAGTGCTGGCGCCAGTTTGATCCTGAATTTCCTGCAAGGTATAGCCAACAAGGGTCCAGCCATTGTCAGTGCTGCTGTTACTGCTGTCTCGAAGTTCATTCATGCAGTTTCCCGTGGCGCCGTCAAAATGGCAGATGAAGGTGCTACCGCCATTATCAACTTCCTGAACGGCATCGCCAAGGTCATTCGTACGCGTGAACCTGAGATGATTCGCGCCGGTTTCAATATCGGAAAAGCGGTCGTTCAGGGTATGCTCAACGGTTTGGGTTCTCTTGCCCAACAGGTGAAGGACAAGGCCAAGAACATTGCTGATAGTGCTCTTAAGAGTCTTGGTAAGACCTTCCACCTTGGGTCACCCTCTAAGGTAACGTATCAGATCGGTGTCTGGGTTGTTGAAGGTTTGGCCAACGGTATTGACTCGAACGCTAAGGCAATTGAGTCAGCCAATAATCTCGGTAAAGCGATTGTAGCCAATCTCGATAAATCGGTTAAGGCAAAGTCTCCAACGATACGCGCACTTGGCAAGTATGTTGGCGAGAATTTCTATGCCGGTTTGCTTGGTGTTGTTAAGGATAGCGGTCAGGTTATGACGGCTTTCGACGCTTTGGCTGAGCAGCTTACTGGTAATATCAGTGATCTCAACAGTAAGATTGACGATGCACGTCAAGCTCGTAATGAGGCCCGCGAGAATCACAACGCCAAGGCAGCACGACGACATGCTCAAGCTTTGAAGCGGTATCAAGCTGAGCTCAAGTTGGTTACGGCTGCGGATAAGGAACTCAATAAGGCCCTGGTCAAGGATAGAGATGATCTTCGTAAGCTGACCAAAGAATTCGAGGACATTTCAACCCAATTGGACGAGGCTCAACAGCATCTTGCTGATCTCCAGGCGGAGAAGAAGAGTTTCGTTGATTCGACCTTTGATCAATTTGCTGAACTTCCAGGTTTCGGCGTTGTCGATGCTGACGGTAATCCTGTTGATCCAAAGAAACAAGTTGAGAATTACATAGGAGCTTTGGGTACGGCAGCGGGTGCGACTGCCGCATTTACTACCACAACGGATCAATTGAAGGCTGCTGGCTTGAATGAGGAAACTTATAGACAGCTACTTGATGCGGGTCCTGCAGCACAGGGATTTGCTGATTCGTTACTCTCAATGGGTCCTGACGCTATTGCTGCAGTCAATAAGGCTGAGACAGATCTTAGAGGTGCCGCAAAGACGCTGGCAGATCATGCTGGTTCGGCTCTCTATGACAACATGCTTTATGTCGGTAGTCAGTCTGCTCAGGGTATCGTTGATAGCCTTCAGCAGAGAAAGACTGATATTTATGCAGCCATGGAAGAAATTGCTGAGGGCATGATCAAGGCGATCAAGAAGAAGCTCAAGATCAAGTCTCCTTCGAAAGCGTTTGCTAAGATTGGCGTGCTTTCAACGGAGGGCCTGGCTAAGGGTCTGGTTGATTCGTCCAAGCTAGTGACAGATGCTGCAGCCACAGTTGGTGAAGATGCACTGTCGGCTATCAAGACCAGTATGAGTGGCTTGTCCGATATGGTCAATGCTGAGATCAATACGGATCCGGTAATTACACCGGTGCTGGATTTGTCTCAGCTGCGAAAGGATGCCAGCGCGATAGGGAATGTTATCCCAATTACGGCGGCAGCCTCATTTGGACAGGCTTCCTCTATATCTGCAGATCAAGCAGGTCAAGCGGCAGCGGGTACTCAGGATGGTGGCTCGATCATCAAGTTCGAGCAGAACAACTACTCACCTGAGTCTTTGTCACCGATTCAAATTTACAGGCAGACAAAGAATCAGCTGTCTCAGGCAAAACCAGTACTTGCTAAATAACTCTTGGCCGGGCCTCTCCTGCCGGAGGTCCGGCCAAGTTATATTCGAAAGGAGGTTTAGACGAACTGTGTTGACCAGAGTTGTTGTTTATAGTCAATGGGCCAACGTTGATCCACTCGTGTTAAACGTTACTGATCGCCCAGAAACAGACCCATTTGAGGTTCGAAACATTGACGGTCTTGGCCCAGTCAAGGCCGATATCAATACCGTTGATCGCGGCTCAATTCCGGGTACGGGCTTTGTTGGTTCTAACGTGGGCGAGCGTAATCTGGTATTTACCCTAGGCGTGACCCCCGATTGGGAGAATCTGACTGTCTCTGAAGCGCGACGCCTGCTTGACAAATACTTCATGCCGGAACAGTCGGTTGCTCTGACATTCGAGACCAACGAATATGCTCCGGTGGAAATTTCCGGTTGGGTCGAGTCAAATGAAGCAAACCTGTTCACTAAAGACTCCGAGCATCAGATCTCGATCATCTGCCCCGAGCTATATTTCAAGGCGATTGATCCGATAGTTATTGAGGGTAACACCACCGATGGTCCAGTTGATATTACCTATGAGGGAAATGTTGAGACTGGGATCAACGTTGTAATTACTCATACAGGTTCAAAGCCGGATTACGTCAAATTCAAAGTGATGGAGCCGGAAGAGACTTATATTCAGATAGCTGAAGTCAGCGATATATCGGGAGTCGTTGAAATTGAAATCAGCACAGTTCCGGGTAACAAGTATGTTCGTAACAACGAAGAAGATGAAGGTCATGTCAGTCTGCTTGGCACCACCGAAATGACTAACTGGTTAGTACTCAGTCCCGACACGGTTAGTGCTGATATAGAGTCTAATAATGGTGTTCAAGATTGGACGATCACTTATCGACCTTTGTTCGGGAGTCTGTGATGGAACTTTATATCTTGGATCCGGTTAGTTTTCGTCAAGAAGAAGTAATTGACGCGTTCGAATCAACAATCTGGACAGAGCGCTATTATGGTGACGACGATTTCGAGCTGTCAGTTGACGCAAGTTATGAAAACATGCTGAAGTTGCCAAAAGGTACAATCCTACTTTGCGAAGACTCCGATATCCCGATGATCCTCGAGACGCGGGATATCAAAGACGGCTTGATGAAGTGCACTGGTATCAGTCTGACCCAATGGCTAAATAATCGCATCATTCGTACGACTGCAGATCATTCGGTCAAGGAATGGTTGTTGGAGGGCTACAAGCCAGGCGCCGCAATGCAACAGATCGTGGCTAACTTCTGCATACCCTCCAGTTATCTCGACGGTACGATCAATATCGGCATTCTTACAGCTCAGGTCACTAAGATGCCGGTGCCTGGACTCAGTCTTGGTAGCGTCGATAATTCTGGTGTTGTGACGAAGTTCTCAGTACCGTTTGGGCCAGTCTACGACGTTTTGAAGCAAATTGCTACAACTTATGAGATTGGTATCAAGGTCATTCGCTACCATTCGGTAGATTTCAATCAGGAACTCAAATTTGTCACCTATAAGGGTACAGATCGAACCACTGATGGTGGAGTGAATCCAGTTATCCGTTTCTCGCCGGAGATGGACACCTTCGCCAACATTCATGATCTTGAGTCTATTACCGAGAGTAGGAACTGGGTCTACACCTTTGCGCCAGCCGCGCAATCGCTCGGCCCAACGGCCGGACGTGCCGCAGCGCGCGAGTTTTCTGCGCCATCGTTCGATCTGCGTGTAACTCAGATATTCGCCGACGACATAACCTCAGCCAGTGTCGGTGCCGATCTGGCCAAACTGAACGAGGTGCTGACTACGAGAGCCGGAATTGAGCTCTTCAATCGTAGAACAGTTCAGCTGGTTGATGGCGAAATTGTCAAGAATGAACAGATCGAGTACGGCACTGATTACACGCTTGGCGATGTTATCGAGGTAGAAGGTAATAGCGGCGTGATTCAGAATGCCAGAATCACTGAGTATATTCGCGCACAAGACCAGGCCGGGGAGAGGGCATATCCAACACTAGCCGCGGTTTAAGAAAGGAGGTGAATTTGAACCCCACGCTTACAGCTTTCCTAGCTATACTAGGAGGGTTTCTGGCCGGTTCTGGGGGATTTTGGGTATATCTAACTCGTAAGTATCAACATCGAGATTCCGTTGAACAGCTGATCATGGGTTTGGCCCACGATAAGATTGTATATTTGGGCTTGAAATATCTGGAAAAGGGCTGGGTCAACAAAGATGAGTATGACGACTTGTTCAAATACTTCTGGGAACCTTATAAAGCTTTAGGTGGGGATGGTAGTGCGGAACGTATTGTGAACTTGGTCAAAATACTTCCTTTAAAGCCTGAGCAGAGAGAATTTCCAGAAGTTAGAACTATAGCCGAAGCTTTGAATAAAGGTTCAGATCAAGTCATAGATAAAATTAACAAAGGGGATGATGCGTTTGAGCGACCAGACTGATACGTCAGCATTTGGCCTTAGTAACAAACTATACGACTTTATCAAGTTCCTTACTGTGGTCCTACTCCCAGCGCTGGGAACTTTATATTTTGGCCTGGCCCAGATCTGGAATCTCCCCTCTGGCGAAGAAGTGCTCGGCACTCTGATGGTCTTACAAGTCTTCATTGGTGCGGTGATGGGCATCAGTACCAAGGCCTATGAGAATAGCGGCGCTCGCTATAGCGGCGTGATCAACACAACCGAAACCCCAGAAAAACTTGTATATTCTCTTGACCTGAAAGATGATCCGGAAACTCTGCAAAAGAAGGACGAGGTTATATTCAAGGTCAATCCTTCTTAGTTATGGGTTCGCAGCGTAAACACGCTGTATAATGAGACCCTACTAAGGAGAGTTATGTATCCATTTACGGAAAAGAAGAACACTTACGTCGACGACCAGATCGTACGTATCACTGTCAAGCTTCAGCATCTAGAAATAGATTCCAAGGAGTACCGCGAAGCCGTAGAGCTGTTGTCAACACTGCAAAAGATCAGGCAAGAAGAAAAGCCTAATATGCCCAGTTCTGACACCATGCTCACGATTGGCGCGAACCTGCTTGGGATTATTCTGATCCTGAGGCACGAACATCTGAACGTGATCACGTCGAAGGCCGTGAGCTTCGTTCCGAAACTGAAGTAACCCCCGAAAGAGTCAAAGAATAGGGAGCGCCGAAAAAGCGCTCTCTATTTTTTTTTCGAAGTCAAAAAAATCCCGGGGGGAGATTTTGGTAGAAAGCTTAGCTATTGTATCGCGTATATCTTTCGCAGAAAAAACATCTCCTATAATGAGACCAACCTACTAAGGAGTTATTATGGACAAGTTCCTCGAGAACCTCAAGCGTCAAGCCGAAGAGAATCCCATCATGGCCCTGGCCGTCGGAGCTGCTGTAGTTACCGCTGCAAGCAAATTCATCGACGCGTCAGGTTCAGTTGCGAGCAAACGCGCTTACGCCAAGAAGTTCGGGAGCACCCCGAAGAACTAACAAGTACAAGTTTCAAGCTGAGACCGCTACACGCGGTTTCAGTTTTTCGCAGAGAAAACATCTCCTATAATGAGACCCTACTATAAAGGAGAGTTATGTTCTTTAAAATCAAGAAGGATGGACCGCCTGTTTTTGTAGAAGTTTACGGAGATGGCCGAGCCTATGCTAAGACTCCCAGTCCTTGTTCCGCCCGCGAGATCGCTTTATTCAAGCTATTCGAGAAGGGCGTAAAGGACGGAGAGATCCGAAACATAGAGCCCGGTTGTTATCACTGGAACTTCACCAAATGCACCCGGTTCACCTGTGAAGCAGAACTAACCCCAATTACGGGGTAGCCAAAGATTGAGCCCGCAAGGGCTCTTTCTTTTTTTTCGGGGTCGCAGAGAAAACATATTCTATAATGAGAGAGAAGACAGTATTCACCATCCGGTGAGATACACATTCGGTTCGTGACCGATACTTCGCTCTCATCTTTTTTCATTTTTCTAAAGGAGCCCGATGTTCGGAAACAGGTCGTTCAACGTCAAGGTTGTGAAGGACGAGGAACAGCCGGATAAACCGGTAATTACGCTAGTTGATTTTGCCGCGGAATCCGAAGCAATTGCAAGAACTGTTGTAACTGCATACGTCCTGTGTAAGAGTTTCAAGACCGTCTGCAGTATAGTCGAACACGTCGTCGTAACCAAGGTAAAGGTGAATTAATTATGGAAAGGATTGTCTACGTCGTGGAACGTAAACCGTATGGCTGTTTGAGCTTCATAGGTGATTGCCTAATGACCATCCTAACCGCTGGGCTCTGGCTGATCTGGGTATTCGTGAGGGAGATGCGTAAGCGTGGTTAACGATCTGTTTAAGAAGGCGCAGGATCTGGTCGAGGAAAATGCCTCTGTCATTCTGACAGCAGTCGGCGTGGTGGGGACGGTGTCTACTGCTGTGCTGACTGGTCGAGCGGCATTTAAGGCTGCTGAGATTCTCGAGGAGAGAAAGTATTCTCCCTGGGTACGTGCGGTGGATAACCCCAACGCTGTCGAGGATGATCCACACACCCACGTGATCACGATCGAGGAAGAGTGGGAAGATGTTTCCACTCTGGATAAGGCCAAGATGGTCTGGATTCAGTTCATTCCTCCCGTAGGAGCGGGCGCACTCACGATCGCCAGTATCATCATGGCAAATCGTGTCTCATCGAATAAGGCTGCTGCACTGGCAGCGGCTTATGGGCTGAAGGACAAGGCGTTGCAGGAGTATAAGGACAAGGTTGCCGAGAAGTTTGGCAACAAGAAGGAAACCGAGGTGCGTGATGAGATTGCACAGGATCGGGTAAACCAGAATCCGCCGCAGAACATCATCATCACAGGCACCGGTGACGTGCTGTGTTATGACGCACTCTCGGATCGATATTTCGAGAGCACGATCGAGAAGATCCGACAGGCAGAGAACGCCGTCAACTTCGAGATCGCCAATCACGATGAGGTGTCGCTGGGCCGGTTCTACGAAGAGATCGGCTTGAAGGTGACACCATATTCTGACACAGTCGGTTGGAATATCGACAAGCGTTGCGAGGTTCAGTTCTCGACCGTGATGACGGATGATGGTCGTCCATGCATCTCGATCGACTTCGCAATCTGGCCAGAGGTCTCATACCACAAGACCTGGGAGTAAAACGTAAGGGGCGTCGTCGCAACCGGGCGGCGCCCCGTTAAGAAAGGACAGAGGTGCTCAAGAAGACAATCAAGTACACGAATTACGAAGGTGAGGAAGTAGAGGAGGATTTCTACTTCAACCTCACGCAGGCGGAGTTGGTCGAGCTACAGATGAGTGTCGACGGTGGGCTTGAGGAAGCGCTCAAGCGAATCATCGCGGATGAGGATGGCGCCGGAGTGATCCGCGAGTTCAAGCGGATCCTACGCAAGGCATACGGTAAGAAGTCTCCTGACGGAAAACGGTTTATCAAGGACGAAGCTGAGTTTGCGCTATTCGAGGCGTCCGAGCCATATTCTGTCTTCTTCATGGAACTGGTTACCGATGCGGATGCCGCTGCCAAGTTCATTCAGGCGATCGTTCCGAAGGGTCTGGTCAATGAGAATCAGACTCAACTGACTGAGACGCTGGCGGCGGAACGCGAGAAGTTTCCAGTTCCACCAGAGATTGCTTCAACGCCTACTCCTAGAGCTCTGACGACAGAAGAAGTCCGCGAGATGGATGCGGATGAACTGCGGTCAGGGCTCGCAACCGGACGTTATACGCTAGCACAGGTATAAAATCCTAGGGTAGGGTCTCAGACCTGGGCACGTCTTGAAACTGCCCATTAAATTCGCAGAATTTACATGTCGTATAATGAGACCTAAACCCAAACTTAAGGAGTTAAGTTATTATGACCAAGACCCAAATCGCCAAGAAGGCCGCCCACATGATTGTGGCGCTCAATGTCGCATCGGTGGTTGAGACCCAGGTTGACGAACACACAGACCTCGACGGAGACAGCATTGCTGTCCAAGTCGGAGCCTTCGTGGTCGGCAATCTCGTCGCCAACCAGACCGATCGCGTCACTGACGCTGCTGTTGATGCAGTGGTGACCGTCTACATGCGTTACCGTCATGGCAAGAACGATGACACCGCAGTTGAGGAGACAGACCTCACCCCCAGCGAAAGCTGAGTAAGACCCAGACCACTCACGTGGTTTGGGTTTTTTCTTTTTGTCTAGGATAAGGAAAACTATGGACGAATATCCGCCTAACAGCGACGCTAGTAAGAAGCCGCCCGAAGACGAAAAGAAAGTCGAGCGGGTCACATCATCGGAGCCTATTCGTAGGAGGAAATCTCTTGGAAAACAATTCAAAGCCACATTCTTCGGCGGAGATGCAAAGTCTGCATTTAGGTATGTTGTGTTTGACGTTCTTATTCCTGCGGCTAAGGACGCGATCGCGGACGCGGGGGCCCAAGGCATTGAACGTCTCGTATTTGGTGATACCCGACGTCGTCGAGGTGCGGCTCCACCATCAGGCCCCTCGGGATATGTAAGCTACAACCGCTACGCAATGGGTGGTCAACAGGCCGAGCCGCCGCGCTCGATGAGCAGACGAGCTCGAGCCAGTCATAATTTCGATGAGATTGTCTTGACCTCGCGGCCGGAGGCCGAAGAGGTGCTCGACCGCATGTACGACATCATCAGCCGCTACGAGGCCGTCACAGTAGCCGACCTCTATGGGCTC